TCAGCTGCTTCCTTGACCACCTTCACCATGCCGACAGTGGTCAGCAGTTCTGCCATGCCGGCAGCTGCTTCCTGAAATGCACTGGCGCTTTCCTGCTCGGTAGCAATCAGATCTTCCTGTTCGCCTTTCAGATTCTCAATCCGTCCGGCGAGTTCGTCAGACTTTGCACCGAGTTCTTCTGTGCCGATACCAGCCTGTTCCAGAGCACCGCCCATGGTTTCCAATTTGGCGCTCTGCTGTTCCAGCGATGTGGATGTTTTATCAATCCTTTCCTGATAAGCAAGCAGCTGATTCTGAGATTTGGCAGATGTATCGCCATTCGCTTCCATCTCAGTTTTCAGGTTGGTATATGCCTGCTTCAGAGTGTCCAGCTTTTTCTTTGTGGCTTCCACAGCCGTCTGCTGTTTCTGATATGCGGCAATGTCCTTCTGCTTCTTATTCAGACTCTCAATCTCATTCTGAAGGGCAGACACGGAGTTCTGGGCGCTTTTGAAAGCGGCTCCGAATTGGCCTTGCAGTTTGGCGCCAATGCTGAACGCCATTTGAAACTCTTTGCCAGCCACGTCCGTACCCTCCTTTACGAATTATTTGCCCGTTCTTCCTGAACAAGCTGATTGTTTGTTTTGATCCATTGAGACAGTTCGGTCAGGGGCATCTTGAACCAGAAGTTTACCGGTGTATAGCTGTTGCGGGCCATAATCAGGCATTGCTTCCGGAGCCAGTGCCCCCTGTCACCTGTTACTGCTCCGAGCTTATAAAAAAATTCCGGGTGCGGCTCCGGATCCGGTTGTAGTCCTTAATGCTGATCTTCTTGAAGCCATCGACACCGATGTGCTCAAGGCAGGCTTTGGCGGCTACACGGATCAGGTACTGTCCAGAGAACGTGGGTACCATGACCATGATGCCCTGCGCTTCCAGTTCGGCTTCCACGTTCAGACTATCCTCACCGGAAAGATTTTCGAAATTGAAGTGGAGTGTCTTGTACTCCTGATTGTTGTACATCAGCGGTTTGCGGAGAGTGTGCTCGAACGTGACCACCTGATCCTGTTCGGCTTCCTTGACCGCTTCTTCGTACTCCTGTTCCTGTCCTTCAGGAATCTTGTTCTTGATGTCTTCCATGGTCTTTTTCTCCTTTCGCAATTCAGAAAAAGCCCGGGAGACGGTTTGTTAAGCCGTCCCCCGGATGCTATATTACTTGCCCAGCGCCTTACGGATCGCCGCCATGTAGTCAATTCCACGAATCTTGAAGATATAGTTGAACTGATCGATCTCCCAGATCTGGGAGCCGTTCTCATAGCCGGCGTAGTAGTACACGCTGAAGCTGGTGTTGGAGTTGGCAGTGGTAGCGGGAGCCACATCACCGAACGTGAAGGTCTTCGGAATCACGCCCATGATGTACTTGTCCGCTTTGATGGTGCGCTGGCCATTAACGTTGTCCCAGTGCTGTTCCGCTACACGCATATCCAGCAGATGCTTGACAGGAGTCAGCAGCTTGGAAGCGGCATCGGTCGGGCTCCGGAAGTTAATGGTGGCTTCCATGCCGTTGATCATGCCGATCAGAACAGCATCAACATTGCCCAGGATACCAGCACCGTTGATCTCCTGAGTGATATAGTCGATGTTCGGGCAGGACACGGAAGCAACGCCCAGGTAATCTACGCTGTTTTCGTAGATCTCAAAATTGATTACAGATTCAGGATGCTGAGCCATCTTTCAAGACCTCCTTCTTACGCCTGAAGCGCTGCAGTCACGTAGGACGCATCGTATTCCAGGGTGAAATCAATCTCCTGAGCAGGAGACGGGGGAGTCAGATAGACGTGGAAGTTGATGATACCGGCCATCAGGTTGGTGACGGGGTTCTCGCTTTCCAGCGCTTCAACACGGGCTCCCAGCAGGTAGCCGCTACCCACCAGACCGTTCAGCCAGATGTTGGCAGAGTCGATAATGGTGTCAATCAGACGCCGGGTCATCGGCTTGTCCAGCTGGCTCCAGAAGGTCCGGATCAGGGTGTTGGCAACCCAGTCGAACATCCGGCTGATCGGGATAAAGTAGTCCTTCACATCGGTGTTGACGGGATAGCAGGCGGTGTAGTTGCCCCAGCAGACATAGCCGCCCATGAAGTTCAGACCGGTGATGACGCCGCCAGCGTTCAGGATGTCGGCATGAGCCTTCGTCATGAGCACTTCGGTGCCGTCAGCCAGCACAAGGCTATCAGCCTTGATTCCGTGGTTGGAGGGGCTGACATAAGGTGCCCGGTTCTCAGTGTCTACAGACGCATGCAGACCGGCCAGCTGAGTGGAGAAGTGATACTTCTTGCCGCCCAGGCCGATCATCGGCCAGCAGACTTCCTGATTCGGGTCGGTCATGGCCAGAGTGTTCTTCTTGGCCACAACGGAAGAGTAAACGGTAGCGCCGCTTACGCTGTCGCAGGGGATGTCGATCAGAGCCTTGGCTCTCCACAGACCGTTGATGGATCCGGCTTTGGAAGCCATGACAGCAGCCACAGCGGACTTGTCAGACCAGCCGGGAGCGCACAGCATATCCGGAACAACGCCCAGGGAACCCATGCACAGATCCACCTTATCAAAGGCAGTGGCAACAGCCGTGGCATTGATGGAAGTGAAAACGGCTTCGTTGTAGCTGATGGTCAGCTTCGCTTCGGAATAGTAGCCGCCAGTGGACAGCAGTTCTACGATCATTTCGCCGTTGACGAAATACACATCGTAGTCAGTGCCCTTGACGAGCGTATTCGGAGTAGCCGCCTTATCCTTCACCAGCACGGAAGCGTCATTCAGCGCCTTGGCTCCGAGGTTCACCTTGTGGTTCACCACATCGTAGTCAGCGGCGGTTTTCGCAGCCTTCATGGTGGAAGGATCAAACAGGTTCAGGAAAATAGCCGGCTGCATGTTGAACAGCACGAACTGGCTGTAGCCAAACTCAGCCAGAGGATAGGTGTCCCAATCCTCGCAGTAGCCCAGCTGATCAGTGAACTCATCCCAGCTGGTGATGAGCACCGGAACGCCTACCGCTGCAGGATGGTCCACACTGTGGATGGGTGCGACACCGACAACGAAGGGGATGCCGGTCGCAGCTACCACAGGAGTGGCAAGGCTGGTAGAGCGCTCAAAGACGTATACGCCATGATTCGCCATAGGTTTAGACCTCCTTCATTTTCACATCGGCAACCACTTTCCGGTACGTTTCGTACAGGTAGTTGCCGGGAGTAGTAACTTGAGAACGCTGTTCAGCAACGGTCTCGCCGCTGATCAGCAGGTTTTTGATCCTCGGGTACTTCTCAATAGCGCCAGCCAGGAACGCTTCAACCTCTTCCCGGGAACCGGGATAGATGGAAGCATTCTGAATCACGCCACGGATGTTCGGTCCGAGGTAAATGAAAAAGCCGTCTTCCTTTTTCTCAGGAGCGGCTTTCTTCTTGGGTTCTTCCGCTGCCGGGGTTTCGGTTACCACGGCATTGGGCTCTTCAGATTTTCTCCCCATACTTCGGGTACCTCCCTCTGTATTGGCGGCATGGTCCAAGTCGAGATCATCTCACCTGCGTAGTAAGGAGCCGTATCATCTGGATAGCAGACGAAATGCAATCCTGCTTCCTTGTCGAGTTCAAACTCATGCTTTTCTCCGATTACACAGGACTTGAGCAGATGAATCCGGATCCGGGACGCGAAATTCAGGAGCATCAGCGCCCCTTCCTGTTCGTCCGGATTATACACACAAAGAATGGTCCGCACGATTGCTTTGCACTGATCGGGCATCCGCTCTTCCTGAATGTCCTGAGCATTCAGAAACTGGTGCAGAGCGTACGGGGCCTTCTTTGTTGCGCTATTACTGTCCGGCAGACGCATCAGGAATACATCCGGAGCACGATAGGCTTGCTCTTCGTCCTTCTTCTGTATCCTGGTCGGCATGATCAGGTCTTTGGTTGACGCCAGTGTTTCATTTTTCAAGGCTTGCAGTAAGCCGTTGTATGTGTAGTCCGCAAGAACCAAGTCGTTCTGTGCATTGTCATTGACATGTTCGACCGGTCTCTGTGGTACACAGGGGTAAATGTATTCACTCATGTTGTCACCATCCGTTCAGAACACGGGTGATCTCATGCTCAATACGTTCGTTGAAGACGGAAACAATCCGGTTTTCCATCATCTGGGTGACGTTCTCGTTCTGCATCATG